GTACCAGGAGGAGGATCAAACAGAGAATTTTCTATTCAAAGAGTATTCTATTTCCCTAATAGTGTAGCTAAAGCTATAGTCGTTTATTATGGTAATGCTACATATGCCAGTCTAGTAGATGCAACATCAAATATTGCTTTTGAACCGTTTGTTGAAGCACCAAATACAGCAGCAAACGCAATCTATTTAGGAGCAATTATTGTAAGAAATGACGCTGATTTTACAGTTACTGACTCATATGCTATTCAGGCTGGAGGTCTGTTTAGATCAGTAGGAGGATCAGGAGGTGGAGGATCAACAATAACTCAAACATTAGCAGGTCTATCTGATGTATTAATATCAGGTCCTCTAAATGGACAAGCATTAGTTTATGATACAACTGCCACTAAATGGGAAAATAAATCATTTATTAGTGCTTCCATTAGTGGAAATGCTGCAACAGCAACAACAGCATCTTTCACTTATACAGCCTCATACGCCGCAACAGCGTCTTCAGCTGATGATTTTACTGTTAGAGGTACTTTAACAGCGCAAACATTAGTTGTTCAAATTGTGACTTCATCAGTTGCTTTTGTAACAGGTTCTACTAGATTTGGTTCATTAACTTCTAATACACATCAATTTACTGGTTCATTAAGTGTAACAGGATCATTAGCATATACAAACATACCACAAGGTACAACTGAAACTAATATTGTAGTTGCTGATACAAGTGGTAATTTAAGATATAGAACAGATTTAAGTTTACAAGGTGTTCAAGGTACACAGGGTACTCAAGGAACACAAGGTATACAAGGTATACAAGGTACAACTGGAACACAGGGTACTCAGGGTATACAAGGTATACAAGGTACAACTGGTACACAGGGTACAACTGGGTCTCAGGGTACAACAGGTACTCAAGGTATTCAAGGTATACAAGGTACAACAGGTGCACAAGGTACAACTGGAGCTCAAGGAACTACAGGTGCACAAGGTACTACAGGAACTCAGGGAACAACAGGCGCTCAAGGTATAACTGGAGCTCAAGGAACTACTGGCGCTCAGGGTACAACAGGAACACAGGGTACTACAGGTGCTCAAGGCACAACTGGTGCTCAAGGTACACAAGGTGCTACAGGTGTAAGCCCAGGAGGTACTACAAACTATGTATCTAAATTTACAGGTTCTACCACTATTGGAGATAGTTTAATTTTTGACAATGGAACTAATGTTGGTATAGGTACTTCAAGTCCAGCCGCTAAACTTGATTTAGGAACTAGAGACGGAAAAACAATTCGTTTACAACCAGCGACAAATGGTGGTAATGCTTGGATTCAATTTGAATCTAAAGTAAATGCTACTTCAGATATGGGATTCATCTTATTCCAAGATGATTCAGCTAATGTTCAAGGAGCTCCAACAACAGAAGATGCTCGTTTCTCAATAGGTGTATATAATGACTTCCAAGGAACAGGAGTACACTCAGATGAATTTTGGATACAAGGTGGAGCTCGTTTAGTATATAATGTTGGTAACTGGGATTCTGAAATGACATCTATTATAGGTACTGCTTCTAGTAAAGCAGCAGGTGATCTATATAGCTGGAATAAGAATAATTCCCAAGTAATGGTGATGAACTTTGATGGTAACTTAGGTATAGGTACTTCATCACCAACAGACAAATTAGAAATATATGAGGGTAATATTCGCTTATTTAAAAACCACGTAGAAAGTAATAGTGCAACTTGGTTATCACATATAAATTTCACAGATGAAGTAGATAGATTAGGTGCTAGAATAACAGGTGAAAGAACAGCTTGGAGTGGTGCACCTATGGGATTAGGATTTGATACAGGTGCTGTAGGTACTGTTACAAGAAGAATGACAATCACAACTGATGGTAATGTTGGTATTGGTACTACATCTCCAAGTGGTAAACTTCATGTTGTTGATGCTGCTGGTCAAATAACATCATATGATGCTAATGGATATACAAGATTCACTGCTGTAAATGGTAGTGCTCAAATAGGATTATTTAGATCTGGAGAAGCTGCTGGTGGTGTTTACATAGGAGGTAATGCAAATTCATTTCAAATATACACTAGTAATTTTGGAACAACATTATTTACTATCCTTCAATCCAATGGTAATGTTGGTATAGGTACTACATCTCCAGGGTATAAACTTGAAGTAGCTGGTGATTTAAAAATTACAACAGGTATGCTAATAGCTCCTGTCAATTCAAGTCTATATGCTACTGATGGTACTTTATCTTATTATGGTACAAATAACGCTGTTTATTTAAATGGAGCAGGAACTAATGGATGGTTAAGATTAAATGGATCTGGTGTTGAAAATGATCAAAATAGTATTAATATCTATGGATCAGCAGGCTCTCGTATAGAATTTAGAACAGGTAACACTGAAAGAATGCGTATCACCAGTGGAGGTAACATAGGTATAGGCACTACATCTCCCGGAGCTAAATTAGAAGTAAGTGATGGTTCAAGTTATTTTTATATTAGAGGAAATGCATCTGGTGACTTCCAAGCCCCAGCTTTAGCACCTCACATAGCAACAGGTGACTTTACAATTTATGCTGGTGCTATTGGTAGTGGTACTGCTAGAGTAACTGTTAAAAATGGAGGCAATGTTGGTATAGGCACTACAAATCCTCAAGCATCTCTTGACATAAAAGTACAAAGTGGTGTAAATATGTATCGTGCTACAGATTCATCTAATCAATATAGATGGAGAGTAGACCAGAATTTTGAAATGTTTTTAACTAATTCCTCTGGTACAGATATTGTAGAAATAGGACAAGATAAAACATATTTTAATAATGGTAGTGTTGGTATAGGTACTACAACACCAAACTTCATATTTCAAGTTAAACAAACTACAAATGCTAACTTTTATGTAGGAGCAGCAGTAAATGTTGCTAATGCAATTGTTATAGGAGGTGTAAACGACGCCGCAAATGCTAACATACCTATAGAAGTAAGATATGCTACAACATTTGCTTTAGTTGATACTGGAACTACAAGAGTTACTGTTGCTAGTGGTAATGTTGGTATAGGTACTACATCACCATCATTTACATTAGATGTTACTGGTACTGGAAGATTTACAAGTACTTTAACATCAGGAGCTAGAATACAAGCTCAAGGAAGTAATGGAGATGGTACTGCACAAGGTGGATTTTGGATTAACTATAATGCAAATGCTAATAGTAGAAGTTGGTTAATAAATAATGATTATAATGTATTTGGTGATTTTGCTATTTTACAAACTACTACTCAAACTGGAAGTACATTTGATGCAAAAATATATATAAAAAATGATGGTAATGTTGGTATAGGCACTATATTACCAATTGGTAAACAACATAACTTAATTACATCAAATGGAACCGCTTTATTTTTAAATAATAATACTGGTGGAACCGGCGCTTTTGTTGATTTAGACTTTACCACTTATTCAACAACCACATCAGGATATGCTAACGCAAGTGCTACTATAAGAGTTATTGATGATGGTGACTATTCTGGTCATATAACATTTAGAGCAAAAGGAAACTCTATAGGAGCTTCTCAAACAGAACGAGTACGTATCCAATCTAATGGTAATGTTGGTATAGGTACCACAACAGTAACAGATAAATTAGAAGTAAGAGGAGCCGATAATGGAATCACAATTTCATCATTGTCAGCAAACAGACCTGTACTTCAGTTTATCAATGGTTCTACTATGATGTTAAAGCTTAGCGCTAATGGAACTTATGGTGCTATAGCTGATACTACTGGAGATGTAATGATTTTTAAAGGAGGAAGTGTTGGTATAGGTTCTACATCACCATCTTACAAATTAGATGTAAGTGGTACTTACAGACTTGGACCTACAAATGGAGTTTATTTTCAAAGTTATGCCTATGGACCAGAAATGAATTTATCTGGATTAAATGATGGGGGTTGGGCTAGAGCAAGTAGAATAACAACATCAGATACAAGTAACACTGTGTTTTTTGGTGTACTTGGAAATAGTACCTCATTATCAAGAGCTTATTGGAATGTTGGAAACCCATCAGATGAAACTGGATATACTTATAGCACAGGAATTTCATTATTACCAGGAGGTAATGTTGGTATAGGTTCTACATCCCCAGCAGTTAAACTTGATATTAATGGCAATACTGTTATTAGAGGTAGTTTAGCTTTTAAAACAACTGATACTAATAATGGTAATCTAGTTATCAGTGATAACGGAGGAGGTACAGCAACAATAAATAACTCAGCAAACTCCTTTTTAAATATATCCTCAGCTTCTAATACAACTATAACAGCTGGAAATTTCATAGTAAGTAATGGTAATGTAGGTATAGGTACTACATCAATGTGGAATAATGAAATACTAAGTGTACAACGTGCTAGTACTGGTACACTTTCAACAGTACCAGCTATATTACGACTCACCAACAATGGTAGTGGAAGAGTAGCTAAATTACTAATGACAGATAGTGCTATCATTGATGGTATCATTTGTATGGTACCTGTTAATAATACAGATAGTTATTTCTCTTTTGGATTTGCTGGATACACTGAATCAGGATTAGTAGTAAGATCAAATGGTAATGTTGGTGTAGGTACTACAGCCCCAGCTGCTCCTCTTCAAGTTAATGGTATTATACGAGTAAATGCTTCTAGTGGAAATGGATATCAAATATTTGATGGTTCTACTGAAAGAATGCATATATACCATAATTCTAGTATTAATGGAATTGAATTTAACACAGGAGCTACAAGTAGCGCCAATATGTTATTCTATGTTAATGGCAATTCAGCTATTAGAATAAATTCTAGTGGTAATGTTGGCATAAACACCACATCTCCAGCAGCTAGGTTAGATGTAGCTGGTAATGGTCGTTTTGTATCTGGAGCTGCATATGCATTAGAAATAAATCAAAACGCAGCTAATAATGATTTTAATGATGCTATATTCATATCTAATACACAATCAGGTCAACGAGTTCAACTTGGCATGAGTACAAATGATGCTGATGGTCAACACCATAGAGTATCATTAAGAGCTTATAAAGGTTCAGGTACATATGAAGGTGTATTTGGTATTGTAATGAGACAAACAAACGCAAATCACACTCAACGCCTAACATTAACTGCTGCAGGTACATTAACAGTAGATGGAGATGTGGTAGCATACTCAGATAAAAGAACAAAAGAAAACATTAAAACAATAGAAAACTCATTAGATAAAGTTTTATCATTAAGAGGAGTTTCATATAATAGAATAGATGAAAGTGATAAATCACCTAAGATTGGTGTTATTGCACAAGAAGTACAAGAAATACTTCCTGAAGTTGTATTTAAACAAGAAGATGGAATGCTAGGTGTATCTTATGGTAACATTGTAGGTGTATTAATCGAAGCAATCAAAGAACTAAAAACTGAAGTTGAAGATCTTAAATATTTATTATCACAAAAACAAAATTAAAATAAAATGGCTATTACTTACAATTGGACAATTAACCCACTAGAAGCTTACCCTACATCATCTGGTGAACATGATGTGGTATTTGTTGCTCACTGGCAATTACATGCTTCTGAAATAGTAGGCGAAACAACTTACACAGCTCAATCAATCGGTACACAAGGATTAACCTATACATCTGGTTCATCATTCACTCCGTTTGAAGAATTAACGTTAGAACAAGTACAAGGCTGGGTAGAAAATGCTATGGGTACTGGATCTGTTGATAACTTAAAAGCTGGTTTAGCTCAAAACATTGCTAACCAAATCAACCCACCAGTAGTGACTTTAACATCTCCATGGTTAGTTACTCCAACTCCAGTTCCAACAGCTACACCAACACCAACCCCTACAGCTACTGAAACAGCTACCCCTACTCCAACTGTAGAATAATATAAAATATGGCATTACCATCATCAGGAACTATAACAATGAATGATATAAGGGTTGAGTTAGGAATATCTACTCAATCCCCATTCTCATTGGACACAGCAGAAAATGGTGGTTATGTCACTATTAATGTTTGTAGTCCTTCTAGACCTAGTTCTGGTAATCCAGCTGCTATGAGTGAGTGGTATGGTTATAACCATACTGCTACTTGTACACCTACTCCAACACCAACACCTACCCCTACTCCAACTCCAACCCCAACACCTACACCAGTATATTATGTGTTGTTAGGGCCTGTAGGTGGTTTAGCTAATGATTCAACAACAGCTTGTAATAATTACTTTAGTTCTAGAAGCTATTACACTAATGTGAACTTTATGCAATCAAGTGTTACTTACATCTATGACAATACTGCTCTTACTACTCCTTTAAATACAGGAGGTCAATGGAAAGGATTATCATTTGATGGAGTTAACATTTACGCTGTGATCACTGACTCATCTGGTATGGTAACTAACTATACTTCTTGTGCTCCTCCTCCACCTCCTCCACCACCACCACCTCCACCACCACCACCATCATCTCCATCTGATGTTAGATTAAAAACTAACTTAATGATGATTGGTAACTCAGTATTAGGAATTAATATTTACACTTTTGAATATATTAATAATCCTGGTGTTGTATATCAAGGAGTTATTGCTCAAGAATTAATTGGAACTGAATTTGAAAGTGCTGTAGGGATTGATGAAAATGGATTCTATAATGTAAATTACTCTAAGATAGATGTAGAATTTAAGCAAATAAACTAGTTATGACTGCAATATGGATTGCAAATGATACAAGTAAAAATGGTTCATATATTCAATTAAAAACTGAAGTGTTATGTACTGTATCATGTTTAGCATTTGTTAAACATTTTCACCCAGAATGGAAAACTATATTTTTTGTAGATAAATTTACTAAGAAATATTATGAACAGTTTGGGATACTAGAGTTATTTGATGAAGTAAATGATACTTTATTAGATGAAATTACTGATATAAATCTTAATATATTTTGGGCAGCCGCAAAAATAAAAGCACAGCTTTTTATTGACGGTCCTTCTGTTATGTTTGATTTAGATTTTAGATTTTATTCTAACCTAGAAAAAATGGGTGTATTTGAAAACACAGACATATCTTGTTTGTGGGCTGAATATATAAATAAAAATTATTTAAAACCTCAAGACGCTTTTAATAATATTAATGTGAATTGGGACTACAATTGGGGTAATAAATCATTTAATGTATCTTTTCTTTATATAAAAGATGAAGAATTTAGAAAAACATATTGCAACTCAGCAATAGAGTACATGGTTGAAGCTAGTAAAGTTATTAAAGATGAGTTTGAAAAATTTGAAAGAGGTAAGTATATTACATTTGTTGAGCAACATATGTTATATGAATTAGTAAAAAAACTCAATTTAAAAGTAAAAGTATTAATTCATGACTATGAATCAGATTTAACTTTACCTGATCATATTAAAGGAATAGGAATATCATATCAAAATGCTGGTGAGTATCTTTTTCATTACGCTAGTGGTAAAATGGAAATGAAAAATAAAGGTAAAATGTATATAGATGAATTAAACCATATGCATAGTATTACTAATTCTACAATAACTGATATAAAATATTTAAATACATTTAATAAAATATATAACATATCTGATAATGAAAGCTGTTTTTGTTAATTGGACTAAACCATTTTCAGAAAGAAAAAGATTAATAAATCCTGCGTTTAAAATAATAAACAAAATAACTTCAGACAAATACACTATAGTTGATTATGAATTATTATACACTATAATGTCTGTTGGTTACTGGAAAGAATATAATGGTCCTACTAAACTTTATACTGATTCTACTGGATATGAATATTATAGAAAACATAATATGTTAGAGTTATGGGATGAAATTGATATAGATACTTTAAATAATTATAATAATATAGACGCGGGACAATTTTGGACATCAGGTAAAACATTCTGTATTTGTAAAGAAGAACCTCCATTTTGTTTTTTAGATTTAGATTTTATAATTAAAGAAAAATTACCTGAATGGGTGTTTAATTCTGATATAACAATTGCTCATTGGGAAATAGCTAGAGGACAATATTATCCAAATAAAGAACAATTCTCAGAAATCAAACATTGGTCACCACCAGAAGATTACTCATACCATATGTTAGTTCCAAATACTTCTTTTTTATATATTAATAATAAAAGTATACAAACAGAATATTTAAAAGATCATTTAGAAGCAGTAAATACTAAAGATCAAATACCTGAATGGTTTTGGTTACTTACAGATCAAGGATTATTAGGACAAATATTAAGAAGAAATAATATTAAACCACAAACACTCACTGATAAAGTATTCCTATCAAATTTTGAAGGAACAGGTGATGATAAGGTTGGAGAAAGTGCTATTTTTTATTATCCTATTAAACATGACGCTACTAAAGATCTTATTAATTGGTGGCATGTATGGTTATGGAAAGCTTATTATAATAAAAGTGAAGACTTAAGAGTAGAACACTGTAAAAAAATGTATCAAGAAATATCTATAAACTTTCCTAAATATAGTCATTTATTAAAACATCCAAAATTAAAACAATATGGTAGAAATTAAAAATTTTATCACACCAGAACAATGTAATACCTTGATTCAAATATGTGAATCAAAATTAGAAAATCTAAAAGTATTAGGTAGTGATAATGAAGATGAATATAGAAAAGCTGAAGGAACATGGATAGATAAAAATGACAATGATAATAATTTCATTTCAGATATGTTAGTTGAAGTATCTAAATTACCAAAGGAAAATCAAGAAAGTATTCATTTAGTTAAATATAAAATTGGTGGTGAGTATAAAAATCATCATGACTTTTTTCACCTAAATCAATCTTACACTGAAGCTGAATTAGCTAAAGGTGGACAACGAACTAAATCATGTTTAATTTACTTAAATGATAATTTTAAAGGTGGCGAAACAGTATTTCCTACTATTGATGTGAAAGTAGCACCAGAACAAGGCAAATTAATTATATGGGACAACCTCAACCCAGATGGTTCATTGAATCATGACTCACTTCACGCTGGTTTACCTGTAGAAGAAGGAATAAAATATATAGCGATTGTTTGGATACGCGAAAATAAATTTATACCTTAATTAAGTTATGGAAAAAAATCTAGTTAAACGCGTTATTGACACTGGAGGAGACATTACTCCTCTTTTAATTCCTGCTGAACTTACTAACGGTACTGGATTAATGAATCCATCTATAATGGTAAAAGATGGGAAAATTACTGTTATTATAAGACATGTAAATTATACATTCTACCATTCAGAGAAAAAATTATTTCAACATCCATACGGACCATTAACTTATATCCATCCAGAAAATGATGTTCGTTTAAGAACATGGAATTGGTATTGTGAAATAGGTAATGACTTTAAAGTCAGTAAATACTATAAAGTAGATACTAGTACATTTGATGTGTATGAGCCATTATGGGAATTTGTAGGATTAGAGGATGCCCGTATCATTGAATGGGATAATAAATTATATCTATCAGGTGTACGTAGAGATACTACTACAAATGGAGTTGGTAGAATGGAATTATCTGAAATACAGGTAAATAAAGATAGTGTAAAAGAAATTAGTAGAGTAAGAATTGAACCACCTAATGATCCAAATTCATACTGTGAAAAAAATTGGATGCCAGTTATTGACAAACCATTTCATTATGTTAAATGGGCTAACCCAACAGAATTAGTTAAAGTAGATCCTATAAAGGGTACATCACAAACTGTTCATTTAAGTAACACAATTAATATACCTAGAGATTTAAGAGGTGGATCTCAAATTGTACCATATAAAGATGGTTATTTTGCTATTACACATGAAGTAGACTTATTTAAGAGTGAAGAAGGAAGAAAAGACGCTGTTTACTACCATCGATTCATTATATGGGATAAAGATTTTAATATACTTAAAATAACACCAGAATTTCATTTTATGGATGCTGATGTTGAATTTTGTGTTGGAATGGCTGAGTATAAAAATGAATATTTAATAACATTTGGCTTTCAAGATAACGCCGCTTATCTATTAAGAGCACCTAAAACAACAATAGAGGAATTTATCAATGGATAAAATATATATTATAAATTATTTAGCTGATAAAATTAAAGCAAAAAAATACCTTGAAATAGGTGTTGACCAAGGCTTTAGTTTTGAAAATATAAAAATAGAACATAAAGTAGGAGTTGATCCATACTCACCATACCCAGGAGTTATTAAAGAAACATCAGATGATTTCTTCAAAGATAATACTGAAAAATTTGATATTATTCTTGTAGATGGATTACATCATTCAGATCAAGTTTATAAAGATATAATTAATGCTTTAGATTGTCTTAACCCACATGGATATATTATATGTCATGATATGCTTCCTACTAATGAAGAAATGCAAATTATTCCATTTAGTAGCGGAATGTGGACAGGAGATTGTTGGAAAGCATTTGTTGAATTAAGACAAACAAGAAATGATCTTGAAATGTTCACTATAGACACTGACATGGGTTTAGGTGTGATTAAAAAAGGTCATCAAACTAAACTTAACATAACTGAAGAAATAAACTATACTAATTTCACTTATAATAAACATGTGTGGATGAATGTATATTCATTACTTGATTTTTATAAAGAGATGGGTGAAAAAGATATACTAAAATCATTACTAAGTCACTATATAGAATACCCAAATAACCCAGAAATAAACTTTTATATGGGTTATTATTACCATAGTATAGAACAAACGGCATCTGCTGTATCGTTTTATTTAAGGGCAGCTGAAAGGACATATGATGAATTAGTTCGTTATGAATGTTTGTTAAGAGCAGCGATGTGTTTTGATTCACAAGGTAGTAGAAACAATTCAGTAGAAGGTATGTTACAACATGCTGTAGCATTAATGCCTCATAGACCTGAAGGGTATTTCTATTTGAGTAGATTTTATGAGCGAGCTGAAAAATGGTTTAATAGTTATCTTATAGCTAGTATAGGTGATAAAGTAGCTACTAGAAAACCAAGCAAATTAAAAACTACTCTTGACTATCCAGGTTTCTATGGTGTTATATTTGAAAAAGCAGTTAGTGCTTGGTGGTGTGGATTGTGTGAAGAATCAAGAAACATATTTAGATATTTATTAGAGAATGAGCCAGTAGATGATATACATAAACAAGCTATATTAAATAATTTAAACCGTATAGGATGAAATACATAGACCGTAATCCAGAATCAGAGTGGGGAATAGTTGAAACAGATCAATGTGGAGTATCCAATTTAGAAGATAAACGATTTTTTGTTGTAGATAACTTCTATGCTGATCCAATTGCTGTTAGAAACTTTGCTTTACAACAAACATATTACCCAGGAGAAGGAGCTGTTGGTCATCGTACTAGAAAACAATTTATGTTTGATGGTGTAAGAGAAGCATTTGAAAGTATTATTGGTAAAAAAATAGCAGATCGTGATAATGGATATGGATGGTTTGATGAAGGAATTAACGGACGTTTCCAATATTGCCCAGCAGGAACACCATCAGTATTTCATTGTGATACTCAAAAATGGGCTGCTGTAATTTACTTAACACCAGATGCTCCACCTCAATCAGGTACTAGTTTTCTTAGACATAAAGAAACTAAAATATTTCACAATAGTCAAATCAATTGGGATGCAGGAGAAGGAATGAAAGTATTTAATCAAAAAACATTTGTAGATGGCACACCATATGAAACAGTGGATATTGTAGGAAATGTATTTAATAGATTAGTTATATTTGATGGTGGTTTAATTCATTCTGGATTAAATTATTTTGGATGGGATATAGAAAGTAGTAGATTATTTCACATATTTTTCTTTAACGAACAGAAATGATACCAGTTATAGGAACAGCAGTTATGAAAAACCCTTATTGGGTAGAACGTCTATATAAAAGTATAGACTACCCAGTAGAAAACTTTGTTATTTTTAATAATAATGGTAAGGATGAAATTACTCAAGAACTAGAGGAATTAAAAAATATAGAGCATAAGTTTGTAAATAAACTTACAATATGTCATTTACCATCTAATTTAGGTGTATCATGTGTTTGGAATTTAATTATTAAATCTTACATTAACTCACCTTATTGGATTATAGTAAATGATGATGTAGCATTTACAGAAGGATTACTTGAAGAAATGTATACAGCAGCACAACAGAATGTTGGATTAGTGTTTCCATATGGGGGTGATTTTGGACAAGGAGCATGGGATTTATTTTTAATTAAAGATTCAGTGATACAAAGTCATGGATTATTTGATGAAAATCTAACTCCTGCTTATTGTGAAGATGCTGATTATATAATGCGATTGTATAACCAACCAGTAGAAAAAATATGTAACTTAAGTAAACCATATTATCATGGCCCAGGATTATACAATGAATATTATACTCACGGTAGCCAAACTAAAAAATCAAGTCCTGAATTAACTAGCAGGTTAGATCAGATTAATTTGATTAATTTTGAGTATATGAATGAAAAATGGGGTAAAGGATGGCGCTCAACAGACCCATATAAACATCCATTTAATAATGACACATTGCCTATATCTTTAACCACATATGACATTTCTTTTATAAGAAATAAACAAATAAAATAAAATTTGGTTATTTTCTAAATCTTATATATATTTATATCAAATAAAAATTTATGGTAACATTTTTAATTATCGCCGCTGTATTAAGTGTAATTGTTGGATTTTGGTTTTTAAACAAACAACAAAATGAAGATCTAAAAGAAATCAACACAGAAGTTCATCCATTTATAGAAGATTTAGCTCCTGAAGTTACACCAGCCCCAATAGCTGAAATTATCGCTAAAAAGAAAACAGAACCTAAAAAGAAAGCAGCCGCTAAGAAACCAGCTGCTAAAAAAGTTGTAAAAAAAGCACAAAAATAATATATGGAAAAAATTACATTGAAGTTATCGGAATTTTATCAACTTGAAGCTGAATTAAATGGTGTTACTAACCAACAAACTGGTGAAGTATTATCAAAAGGCTTATTGAGCGAAAAAATCAAATTAACTACAAAGTATTGGTTACATGATCTTAATAAGAAAGTAGCTGCTGAAAAAGAATCAGTAGAAAAACTTAAAGAAGAGTTAATCAAGAAATACGGTAAAGAAGACAATGGCGCTATTAGTATTCCGCTTTACATTAACGAAGTTATTGATGAAGAAACTAAAGAAATCAAATCACGTGAAGTGAATCCAGATTTTGTTAAGTTTCAAAATGATTTTAATGCTTTGTTAAATGAAGAGTGTGATTTAGAATATCGTTCTTTTAGCCTTGAAGAATTTGAAGGTGTTGAAACTGAAGGTGTTTATAACATATTTTTTAAGTTAATTAAAATTGAAGAATAATCATGGGTATTGTCGCTAAAAAATTAACAGCGGATGAATTACAAACTGTTAAAGATCTTAGACAAGAATATACTAATTTAGCTCAAGCTGTAGGTGATTTAGAATTACAAAAATCATCTTTATTAGAAATGCAAAAAGAATTAATTAGTAAGGAAAAACAAATTGCTAAACAGTTGCAAGAAAAGTATGGTCAAGGATCTATTGATCTTGATACAGGAGAAGTAAAACCGTAATATGTATTGTTAGGTGTTAGGAGTTAATATAGAAGAAAGCCTCGACAGTGATGTCGGGGCTTCTTCGTTTTATAACACACTCTATATATTTATCATTAGACAAAATCTATTCAAAACATGGCGCAAGAAACATTAATCTCTCCAGGTGTTCTAACACGTGAGAATGACTTATCTCAAATAACACAGAATCCAGTTACTGTTGGTTTAGCCTTAGTAGGTCCAACTGTTACTGGCCCCGTTAACGTACCAACTGTAGTTACTTCTTATAGTGACTTCAAAAACAAATTTGGTGGCTTGTTCACTAGTGGTGGTGCTAATTATGAGTTCCTAACATCAATAACTGCTAGAAACTATTTCGGACAAGGTGGTACTACAGCTCTAATCACTAGAGTTACTAGTGACACTTATACTTCAGCTACATCTAGTGCTATTCCAAATACAATCCCATCATCTACAGCTGCTAAAGCTGGTGCTTCTGTTGATTTAACAGGAGCTACTATTTTTAACTTAGTGACCGCTCGTGTAGATTTAGGAACTACTAATGTAAATCTTATTGGTACAACTTTTGATAACTACCAAGTTGATAGTAACGGAAATAAAACCGTTTACTTTAACATGTATGGTAACTACAATGTTGACACATTTGGATATTCAGCTTCAAAAGCTATTAACGATACTGTTGGTTTAAGTTCATTAACTTCTAGTTATGATAATAGTTCTAACATTTTAGTTGTTAGTGCTTCTTCAGCTGGAACATTTGCTAATAGTTGGAGATTATATGCTGGTCAATATTATTTCTATGATAATGCTTTCTTCCCACTTACTGATACTTTCACTGGTGGTTCAGATGGTAGTGGTCAATCAACCTTTGTATTAGAAACTTTATCTACTGGTTTTATAATGAATAACTCAGGTTCTATTTTATCTGATGGTTCATTAGCTAGTGGTTCTAATATGAATGTGAGATGGGAAATCCAAAATGCTGACACTTCAAGCGGTACATTCACATTATTAGTTCGTCAAGGTGATGATAATGATAATAGTAAGACTGTTTTAGAAACATATTCTAATGTTTCATTGGATCCAAATCAACCTAACTATTTAGAGGCTATTATAGGTAACCAAAGAAAATTAGCTATTAAAGATGCTGATGGTCAATACTATATTCAAACTATAGGTGATTATGTTAATAATAGTCGCTATGTTCGTGTAAGCCAAGTTAACTATACAACTCCAAATTATTTTGATAATGCTGGAAACGCTAAAAATGAGTATACACAATCAATTCCAGTAAATGGTAGTGGTTCTCAAGGTGGTGCTTTTGGTGGCGCTTTTGGAAATGATTTAGCTACTATTGGAAATACATTATTCCAAAACATTGGTTCAACAACTCAAGGTTTACTTCAAGGTAGCTATGTTACAGCTTCTGCTTTATTAAATAATAAAGATGAATTTGATTTCGCCTTATTAGCAACTCCAGGTTTGATCCAATCATTACACTCTTCAGCTGTAGGTAATTTTATCAGTTTAGCTGAAAACAGAGGTGATTGTTTCTATATTACTGATTTATCACCATACAATGTTACACTTAAAACTGTGACTAATCAAGCAGCTGGTTTAGATACTAACTACGCAGGTGCTTATTGGCCTTGGGTTCAAGTAATATCTCAAGAAACTGGTAAACGCGTATGGGTTCCAGCTTCAACAATTATGCCAGGTGTATATGCTTTCAATGATAATGTGAGTGCTGAATGGTTTGCTCCAGCTGGTTTAACAAGAGGTGGATTAGGTAGTGTATTACAAGCTGAAAGAAAATTATCTCCAACAGATCGTGATAATTTATATGCTGGTAAAGTTAATCCAATCTCTACTTTCCCTAATATTGGTGTAGCTGCATTTGGTCAGAAAACATTACAGAAAAAAGCTAGTGCTTTAGATCGTATCAATGTTCGTAGATTATTAATTGCGCTTAAGAGATACATTGGTGATGTAGCTGAAAACTTAGTATTTGAACAAAATACAGCTACTACAAGAAATGCTTTTATAAACACAGTTACTCCATATCTTGAATCAGTACAACAAAGACAAGGTTTATTCGCTTTCAGAGTTGTAATGGATGATACAAATAATACTCCAGATGTAATTGATCGTAATCAATTAGTAGGACAAATTTACTTACAACCAACTCGTACAGCTGAATTTATCCTCTTAGATTTCAACATCTTACCAACTGGTGTAGAATTCGGTTCATAAACTTAATCTATTAATATTTATATAAAATAACAATACAATGGCAGTATTAGACCCTACCGAAATAATGTTTACAGCGTTTGAACCTAAAGTTCAAAATCGTTTCTTAATGAGAATAGGTGGTATTCCAACTTACTTAGTTAGAAAAGTTGCATCTCCATCATTTAACGCTGGTGAAATCATATTAGACCATATCAACGTTTACCGTAAAGTAAAAGGTAAAGTTAGGTGGAATGATATGTCAATGGAACTTTACGATCCAGTAACTCCAAGTGGTGCTCAAGCTGTAATGGAATGGGCTCGTTTAGCACATGAATCAGTAACAGGCCGTGATGGTTACTCAGACTTCTATAAGAAAAATATTACATTAGAAGTTTTAGGTCCAGTAGGTGATGTTGTTGGTGAATGGTTAGTGATGGGAGCTTATGTTAAAGAAGCTAACTTTGGTGAATATGATTGGGCTAACGAAGCTTATGTTAGCATCAGCATGACAATCGCTATGGATTATTGCATATTGAACTACTAATCTAAACACAGTGCAAATATTAAGAGCCGTCCTTTTGGACGGCTCCTTTATTTTTTGTATATTTATATATATAAAATTAATAAAACGTTATGGAAGAAAAATTAAAGTTCCCAACAGAGCAGATTGAATTACCATCTAAGGGTTTACCTTACCCAGCTGAATCACTATTATCTAAAGGTGTACTTGAAATGAAGTATATGTCAGCTAAAGAAGAAGACATTTTAACTAATGTTAACTTTTTAAAAAATGGAACAGTTATTGACAAATTATTACAATCAATGATTGTTACTTCTATCAATTATGATGATCTATTAATCTGTGATAAAAATGCTTTATTAGTAGCCGCTCGTATTTTAGGTTATGGTAAAGATTATGAATTTGAATATGATGGACAAAAAATAAATTTTGATTTATCATCAGTTGATCCATTACCACTTAATGAAAATATAAAACCAGGTAGAAATGAATTTGATTTTCATTTACCTAAAGCTAATGTTACTGTAACATTTAAGTTATTAACACATGGTGATGAGAAAAAGATTGATAGAGAAATTCAAGGTTTAAAAAAGATAAATCCACAAGGTTCATTTGATCAAACAACTCGATTAAAACATACTATTATAGCTATTAATGGCGATAGAGATACAACAAATATTCGTGAGTTTGTAGATAATATGTTAATATCTGACTTAAGAGAACTACGTAAATATATTATCAAAGTAACCCCAGAACTTAGTCTTAAGTTTGATTATACTAAAGATAATGGTGACGTAGTGGAGGGCGTCAATTTGCCTATTGGCATTAGCTTTCTTTGGCCTGACTCCAGCCTATAAGACAGTGTATATGTCTGAGGTTCATGATTTAGTTTATCATGGACGTGGTGGGTTTCCTTATGATACTGTTTATAATATGCCTATATCTTATAGGCGTTATCATATACGAAAAATACAGGATTATCTAGATAAAAAAGCTGAGGCTGAAGAACAAGCAGTAAAAAAATCATCAACCTCATCAAGCAAGCCACTAGCCCGTCCAAATGTTCCACAAGCTGATTTTACATCAAAAATAAAAGCGCCCAAGAAGTAGGGCGCTTTAATATTTATACCCGATATTAAATTTAATAGATGGCCACACCTGAAGAAGTACAACGAGCGGAACGACTGTTAGCTATTGAAAGATCATTAGCTGACGCGGCTAGAGATCAACGTGATCTTCTTAGAGAGATTGGTGATGAGTTAGGTAATCAAGAAAGATCACTTACAACTGCTAAAAAACAATACTCATCATTGCGAGATATCTCTAATGAGATTTTACGTAATGAAGAAAGTGAAACTAAATTAACTAAAGAAAATTTAGATAAATTAAAATCTAAAGCTAGAACTAATTTAGATAATTTAAAAACAGCTGCTTCTACATTAGCCACACAAAAAGGTATTGTTGATCTAGTTAGAGAGGATCTCTCAGTTAGAAGAGATTTAACTGATGAAGAAATAGCGTTATTAAGAGCAGCTCAACAAAATTTTCTTTTAGAAGAAGAAACAGTATCTTTAATTGAGGCTAGAATTAAGAAAACTGAAAATTTAAATAAGGCTACTGGTGCCACAGGTGATTTTTTAAGAATATCTGAGACTTTACTAGAAAAAATAGGCGCTAAAAATTTACAAAAACCATTTGAAGCTGCTAGAAAAGCAGCTGAAGCTAAAGCTAAAGCTTTAGGTGTATCTGAAAATAAAACAGCTAGTATAGCTGATAAATTTAAAATACTAGGAGCATCAATAGGTGGATTTGCTGGTAGTTTAACAAAAGCATTTTCTGATCCTTTAGTTATTGTAACTAGTATAGTTGGTATTTTTGGAATGATGGTGAAAGCTGCTCTTGAAGTAGATAAGCACATGACTAGTATGGCTAAGAATTTAGGCATATCTAAAGATGGCGCCCATATACTCCAGAAAAACTTTATGATAGCTGGCTATAATGCTGGTCAATATAATAAAAACTTAAATGGTGCTTTATTTACAATACATTCTCAAATTGAAGCCACTAATAGTTTAAATGAAGGTTTAGGTACAGCAGGTTTATTTACTGAAAAACAATTAGCAGACCATGTTGTTTTAACTAAACAAATGGGATTAGAAGCAGAAACAGCTACTAAATTAGAGCAATTAGCTGGTTTACAAGGAAAATCAGCTGAAAAAGTAACAAATGAAATAGGTGATCAGGTAGTTAAATTTAGACAAGAAACAGGTATTGCTCTTAACTTCAAAAAGATAATGACTGAAGTTACTAAAGTTAGTGGTACTTTATCAGCTAATTTAGGTAATGATCCTAAACGTATAGCTGCTGCTGTTATACAAGCTCAAAAATTAGGTATTAGTCTAGAGCAATCTAAAAAAATATCTAGTTCACTTCTAGATTTTGAATCATCAATTACAAATGAGTTAGAAGCTGAATTATTGACTGGTAAAAGTCTTAATTATGAAAAAGCTAGATCTTTAGCTTTACAAGGTAAAACAACTGAAGCTGCCTCTGAATTATTAGGTCAATTAGGTGGTCTAGATGAATTCCAAAAACTAAATGTTATTCAACAAGATGCTATAGCTAAATCAATTGGTATGTCTGCTGATGAATTAGCTGATTCTTATAAACAACAAGAATTATTAAAAGGAACAGCGTTTGCTACAAAAGCAGCTTTTGAAGAACAAGCTAGATTAGCTGCCAAACAAGGTAAACTAGATGAGTTTATGGCTAGTGTTAAACAAGCCTCTAATGGTGAAGAGTTAGCTGCTCAAGCTGCTCAAATTGGTGCTCAAGAAAAATTCCAAGCTGCTGTTGAAAAATTAAAAGAAACATTCACTGAAATAGCTGGTGGTCCTATGCTTCATATGATTGAAAAATTTGCTAATTTTATCAGTAATGCTGAGAATTTAAAAGGTATATTTTCAGCTATTGAAAAGATAATTAGTGCTATTGTTATATTAGTTGGAGGGAAATTAGTATTAGGATTAACTAAAGCTGTGGTACAATTAGGCATAGCCGCTGTTGAAGCAGGTATTATGGGTGCAGGTGCAGCCACTGCAGCTTCAGCTGTTACTTTTGGTTTAGGTGCTATAGCTATTATAGCCGCTGTATCATCAATTATGGGTACTTTTGATAGTATTACAAGCGATATGGAAGCCAAAAAAGTAGGAGACGCTGCTATTAGCCCATCAGGTGGTTTATTAATATCAGGTCCTAAAGGATCATTTATTACTGATCCCGCCGATCAAGTAGTAGCTGCACCAAATGCCGCTAGTATGATTGGAGGTGGTGGTGGAATAACTAAAGCTGATTTAGACGCTATAGCTAATCGTCCAATATCTGTAAATGTTCAAGCTAACACTGATACTTTATTACGTCTTAACACAGTACAATCACAATATGGTGCGCCGAATTCATTCGCTTAATATATTTATACCAAACAATATTTAAATTTAAATATCATGTCTCAATTACTTAATTTATTACAGGCTGGTCCAACACCAAGGAACTTAAGTTTACAAGGCCGACCAGGTCCTGTCTTTGAAGCATTATCTCAAAGAACTATATCTAAAATTCAAGCTAAAGTTACTGGAACTGCTTTAGATGATTCTGAAGATTTATTAACAGGAAGAACAATTGCTATGAGAGGATTAACTGGTCCATATGTGACACCAGAATCTGATCCTCCAGTTTCTAATCCTAATGCTAGAGTAGGTAAACCATACTTTAGAGTATTAAATGCTGCTGGATCGTTTATTAACCCGTATCCAAATACTAACACTTATCTTGGAGGTTAATGCCTTTTATAACATTCAATAATGATCCTAAAAGCAAACTAGCAGACTACTACAATAGTGTAACTAATGGTAGATTTGCTAGTACGGCTAATTATCCCAATGTAGTTAGTTCTCCAAAACCAGAGATCCCTAGTAATATAGAACAATTTAGTCTATCAGATGATGGATTCATAAGAGGAGGAGCTCAAAACGCAATTTTAGCTACTACCAAAGATTTTCTTCGTATTACTAAATTCTTTACTAATCCAGATGGAGGACAGGCTACTGGTAATACAGGATATGAGAAATTTGTAGAAAATGCTAAAGGTGCTTTATTTTTTGCTCGTCAAATTGGTTTACAAAGATCTAACCCTAAATTAGAAATAAATAAAGGAAATGTACTAAGTGGTTTAGCTGGTATTTTAGGAGGTCCAACTCGAACATTTACAGGAATTGGTTCATTAGCCTCTGTTGGTGGATTTGCTTTTGGATTACATTTTGATAGAATTGGTGTTTTTGGCATTGTTCCTGCTAATCAAAAATATGGTGGTGACGCTAATAGTCCAACTGCTGGTGCTGCTTACTCAAATAACTTTAAAGATAAGCAATCTAATCTTAAAATTACAGAAAAATCAAATAACAGACTTTTAGAATACACTGCTAAAATTTTTAATAGTAATAATAATGAGGTTGTTTTAGATAATTATTTAGGTGGTCCTAATTCATTATATGGTATTATTGGTAGAACAAGAACTATATCTTACTATCAAACAACTTTTGTAAAAAACGCTGACCTTAGCGATCCAAAGTTTAATGGTTTCACTCCTTTAACTAATAAAGCAATAGCTGAATTTGAAACTAAAAATATTAATTCAAATTCTTTACAAACAGTTTTAGCTGCTTCTCCATTTTATTCTAGTAATATTGCTAAAAACAATATAGAGAATAGAATAGGAGTTTCAACTCCATTAAATGTTGATTCTATCAACATGATTAAAATCACTAATAGTCAAGTTTTTTATGACACTAATAAAGGTAAAAGAACAAGTGATGTAGCTACTGCTAACTTAGCTCCACTTGATGGTAAACAAGTTAGTGGTGATTTTGGTAAAGACTTAATCAAATTTAGACTTGAGTTTTTAAATAATGATGTAACTGGTTATAAAGGAAGTGATAATAGAATAGCTGTAAATACAGATGTTTTAACATTTAGAGCTTACATTGATGATTTTAATGATGGTATGTCTGCTAAATGGAATTCATATCGTTATATGGGTCGTGGTGAAGAATTTTATGTATATGATGGATTTACAAGAGATATAAATGTATCTTTTACAATGTTTGCTCACACTAGAGCAGAACTAGACCCATTATATGAAAAACTTAACTACCTATTATCAACATTCACTCCAGATTATAGTGAGAAATTAAAAATGAGAGGTAATATAGGTTATTTAACTGTTGGAGATTATTTATATAGACAACCTGGTGTGTTCACAGATATTAAAATTGGTAGTCTTTTTGAAGGTCCTTGGAATGTAGGTTTAAATATTTTAAGTGCGGAAGAAGATGAAAATTCTAATAATGAATTACCAATGATGGCTAAAATTCAGTTATCATTTAAACCAATTCAAACATTCTTACCAAGAAAAGGACGCGCTGGATTCATTGGTAGAGACTTTAGAGCATATCCTAAAAAATCTGAACCACCACCACAGCAACAAAATCAACAACAACAGCAACAACAACAGCAACAGCAACAACAACAGCAACAACAACAAAATCAAAATGGGGCATCTGCTAACTCAACATCAACTGGTCAAACTCCTTCTTCCTCAAGTGGTCAAACATTAGATGAAGTTGTTGTAACAGGCAAGAGAAAGAAAAATCCATTAGCTGGTAAATCTCCACTTCAACCAACAGGTGCTTCAACACCAGCTTTTGAACAGTTCATGAATTCTTTAAAATTTACTCAACAAACTCCTAGTAGTAATTTAGGTCCACTTTTTGGTAGATAAATAAAATTATCTTAAATTTAATAAAGGTTAATATTTATTATCATGGATCGCTATGAATTTAATGAGATTATTCAGTCAACATCTAAACCTAGATATCGTTCATCAACTCGATATCCAGAAATCCCACTATCTATAAATGATTCATATATCATAACTCAATATGGAGATCGTTTAGATAATTTAGCATTTCAATTCTATAATGATTCAACATTATGGTGGATTATATCGTATGCTAATCCAGATTTACCTAAAGATAGTTTATACCCACCTTTGGGTTATCAACTAAGAATACCTATATTTGATGTTGAAATACTTAGAGATTTAGAAAATCTAAATAGTTAATTTTGTTATGTCTATATTTAAAGATACATTACATCCTTTTGTACAAAACCAATTAGAAGCTCGCAAACGAGTTGTTTCCCAATGGGGTAAAACAGGTGTTGTAGATGCTAAAGGAAATGATATATATAACGCTGGCATCACTCCTAGAAAAGATAATTTTTTAAGATTTACTACAGGAAAAAATGCCTGGGTAAAAATGCAATCATTTGTTGATATTGTTAATCCTGTTGAAAAAGATGGTAAAGTAGTCAATGCAGGATTAAAAATTGGTAGTAAAACATATTTTGGTAGTGAACTAGCTAGAAAATATATATTAGAAGGAGGTACATTATTTGAAGATCCAACTCAACCAAATAAATTTACTTTAAGATCAGGAGTTGGTCAAAGAGGATCAATTTATGCTTCTGATCTTGATATTGGAGGAGACAGACCACTTGGTTATAGACCAATGCCTGGTATAACTTCTGTTCAAGTTAATAATAAATCAGCTTATGGTTCATTAAGAGAAGCTACTATTAAGTTTTACGCTTGGGATAAACACCAATTAGAAGAGTTAGAGTTATTATATATGAGAACAGGTTACTCTGTTTTACTTGAATGGGGATGGTCTCAATATTTAAACTCTTCTAATTTAGATGATATTAAAATAGAAAATTTTCTTAATCCTACTATTGATATTTTTTATGATAAAGAAATTTTACAACCTAAAGGAAATGATACTTCTGATGAAGTAATATATAGTAAAATAGATACTTTACATGATAAAACTTATGCTAATTATGATGCTATGTTAGGTTATGTAAAAAACTTTTCATGGCAATTAATGCCTAATGGTGGATTTGAATGTACAACAGTATTAATATCTAGAGGTGAAGTTATTTCAACTTTAAAATTAAATAGTAATGGTCCTTCTTTTACAAGCAAAACTAATGTAAATGCTCCACCTTTATCACTATTTGAAAATGTAATGCTAAATTATTCAGCATTAATTAATGAAGGTGAATTAAGTGCTGATCCAGGTTTAGCTGGACAAGCTGGTCAATTCGCTACAGGTTCATCTCCTGTTAGACAAGAAACTAAAGATGATCTTTTAAATGATTTAAATACAAGATTAACTAAAGTTGCTTTAAAAGACTACAATGGTAAAAACTATTCAACAGAATTACAGTCAAAAATAAGTTCAAAAGACTATGGTAAAATCCTACTAACTGAAGGTAATGTTGATGGTATTGGTATTGAATATATACAAATGGATGTGCTTATATCCATTATAAATTTGTATTTTAATTTTAAAGATCAAAATAACAAAATAATATCTCAGATTTTAATACCAAAAAATACTCCATGTTTAGCGGGAGCAGATTCTGTATCAATTGATCCAACAACATGTATTATATATAATGATCAAGCTACATGGATAACAGATAGAAGTGATGGTGCTTTTCCAAAAACATTAAACTCATTTTCAACACTTACTTCAAATACAGCTGATACAGATGTTACTGATGAACAGTTTCTATCAGGTAATAATTTAGGCCGAATTGGGAATATTTTTATATCAATACCTAAAATACTTGACTTATACAGAAATAAAGGCGGAAATAATTCTGATGTATCTGTTATTGATTTTTTAAAAGATTTATTAAATCAAGTATCAATATCTTTAGGTGGTGTAAATGATTTTCAATTACATACTACTAAAAGTACTATTCAAATAATTGATGTTAAGTATTTAGAAAGAGGAGCAGGTAGTAAAAAATATACCCTTGATTTATTAGGATTAAAAAGTGTATGTCGTGATGTTAAAATAACATCTCGTATTTTTGAGTCACAATCAAGTATGATAGCTATAGCAGCTCAAAGTAAAGCTAATATTGGTGATATATACTCATCAACACAGAATCAACTTAATAAAGGATTAAGAGATAGAATATTAGTTGATAAAGTTATATACGATGATAGCGCTAGTTCTAAAACCACAGCTACAGATAGAATAAAAAGTTCATTTGGTAACCTACTATCATTACGAAACTATTTAGGACTAAAATGTCTAGGTACCCCAGCATCATCAGGTGGTGGTTTAAATTCTATTATATATCCTACTCCTGAAGAAGTATCTAATGCTGCTTCTTTACAAAAAACTGTCCTACTTCAAGCTGATAGAGATGATTTAGACTTTAAAGCTATTATACCATTTGAATTAGAAATAGTATTAGATGGAATATCAGGATTAGTTCAAGGACAAATTTTCAAAGTTGATACTAGTATATTACCATCTAGATATCATCAAAGTAATATTGGTTTTATTATTACAGGATTATCACATTCTTTACAAAATAATGATTGGATAACTTCTATAAAAACTCAAATTTGTTTATTGGATAATGAGAAAATACCAAAACCAGCAGTAAAGAAAGATGAATTAGGTGGTTCAGCACTAGCTGTTTTACAACAAGTTAAACAAACAAGAGAAAAAAATATTATTTTATGGAATGTTGTTGCTGATTATATGACCAATATATACACTAATTTCTATGGTATTATAAAAAATGAATCATATAATAAAGCATATAACCCTAAAGACACTAAACCTTTTGGAAAAACAACACCTAGAGAAGCTATGGCTGCTTATTATGAAGATAAAGCTGGTGTTTATTATCCTTTTCCAAAAAAGATTGGAGAAACTAATGAATGGGGTAATGATGCCGCTGTTAGATTTTTTACAAGTCCATATAGAACATATGATTTTATGTATCAAAAAGTTCCAGACCGAGCGGGAACATATGAAGCTGGAGGTTATGAAATAGATAGTGTAGAAAAAGGATTTGAAAAGGAAGTTTTTGGTACTAATCCAATTGTGATTGGAAATAATGAATATAGTGGTACATTTGGGTATATGGTATCACCAAATATTCAAGAATATTTTGATAAAGTTTGGTATCCAAGAGCTAAAACAAGATATAAAAATGATCCTGATAAACTTAAACTTATTGAAGCTCTAGCTTCAGATAAAGCTCTCCATAATTCAGTTAGAGCAGTATATGAATTATCAACAGGACAAGTAGTTAATGTACCTTTCCCTACTCTAGAAGAGGTAATTAACAAATTTATATCATATCCAGTACGATTATCAGAAACTAATAGCAAAATAGATGTTCGTAAAGCTATAGGTAATCCTATACCTTTACTTTTAAAGGATAACTTTATGTTACGTAGTCCAGAATATGTTTCTTATATTAAGGATGGCTCAAAAACAACTTCTTGGAATGGTGATCCTAACTCAGCTAAGTATTTTAATATTAAACCTCTTACTTTCTTCTTTGAAGAAACTAAAGATAAAAATGGTCAGGCTGTTTATAATTATAAACAACCATTATCTAATATAGATGTATTTAATCAATGTTATCGATATATATGTGAAAATTCAACAGGAGCAGGAGATTATTTTGATTCAGTACCTGTTGAGTTAAAACCAGTAGCTGGTGATATTGGTAATTCTAATAAAGTATTCTCAGCAATCCATTAAAAATGTATATACCTATTTCAAATATATTATTTAGTGATTACACCAATGGTGGAGACTTTATTCTTAGATCAAATCTTCAACCATATGTTGGATTTTACTTTGTTGATAAAAATAATAATGCTTATACAGGTAAAACATATACAAGTAATAGTGTTGAGTTACTAAGAAGAAATCCAACTTCTTCTACAAGTTCTAATATTGTTTTTGATAGTAAATATGCCTCATTGAATCCTAAAACCTTACCTCCATTAGTTGTAATACCTGACTTTATTCAACCAACAAATACAGATTATAATAATGGTTTTATGATTCGTTTTATATTAAAACCAACTATTAGTTCTCAAATAAATGACTTTATTGAAGTTAAGTCTGATAAATATATATCTGTTATTCAAGATGGTGATGCTAAGGTATTATATAAATCAATAAATTTAGTTTGGAAACTTACAGGTCCATTATATGATGTTTATAGAGACAATATTAGAATATTATCTGGTATTATAGACAGTAATAAAAGATCATTATCTGAAGCTGAAAAAACTATGCCTAATCTGTCTTTATATTTGACAGATCTTCTTCAGTTTGGTAAGCCAAGCTAACCTTACTATATTTAAAGCATAATTAAGGTTATGTTTTATATAGTTGAGACAAAAGAACAATTAGAATATCTAGGTAAACCAGAACATGATAAATGTTTTGTTAATATCATTACTACAAATGACAATCGTCATCCGTCTTTAACTAAACCATGTTTAGTATATTATAATGATGGAGAAAAAGGTTATATATTACCTATAGATCATAGTGAAGCATTTAAATTAGATTGGGAAACAGTTAAGGAATTTATATCTAGTATTAATACTGTTTATGTTTTAGATAAGAAATTTCACTTATATTTCCTATCAGGACATAATTTACTTGATATAAATTTTTATAGTTACATAGATGAATCACAATTTGATACTAAAGTACACACTGATTTTAATCGTGAAAAATATTATATACAAGAGTTAAGTACACTTATCCCTATATCTAAACATTATGAGAAATGGGAAAAAATATATCGGAATATAAAAGAAAGAGGAATGATTTCTAAATGGCAAGTAGCTAGTACATTTTTAAATTATAATTTTACTAATGTATTCCATCAGATTGAAAAAAATGGTATAGGCATTGATCCACGTAAGTTTAATAAACATTTTGAAACTACTTGGAAAGATAATTCGATTTACGGGAATACAGTTTTTACTCAATATAATCTATATAATTTAACTTATCGCCCGTCAAACGCCTTTAATGGCGTTAATTACGCCGCTTTACCTAAGGGCGACGCACGTGAGTCATTTGAACCAAATAATTACATGTTTGTTGAATTTGATTATAGTGCTTACCACCCCCGTATAATTGGTAAAGCAATAGGTTATGAATTTGAAGTTGATCCATATGATGAAGTGCCTAAAGAAATAATGTTTCAAAATTTATATGGTGGTATTAGAGACGAATATGCATGGTTTCCATTTTTTGCTAAATTAAGTGAATGGTTAGAAAGCCAGTGGGAAGAATTTAACTCTACAAATAGACTAAAATTACCATGGGGAACTAATATCTATAAAAATAGAATAGAAAATCCAAATAAAAATAAAATATTAAGCTATCTAATCCAGGCATACGAAACATATTATAATACATTAACATTAGATCGTGTGTTAAAATTATTAGATGGTAAGAAAACTA